GGATAAGATATAGTCTGTGCTTTAGCGAGAGCTAAAGGTGCACGTAATGGTGCCGATTAGAAGTAGCGATTCTAATTGAACAAAACCTCTAATTGATTTTAGAAATATGGTTCTAAAATGTCCTGTAAAATTATTTTACTAAAAAGTTGCTTTTTTGGTAAAAATATATTATAATTATCTCGTAAAATTAATATTAGAAAGCGAGGTGATTATATATGTATTTAACCGTAAAGCAACAAGTAAAACATTTAACTAAAGAAGAATATAATATTTTAAGAGAATTATGTAGAATATCAAAGAATTTAACTAATCAAGCAATTTATAATGTAAAGCAACATTATTTACAAGAAAAACAATATTTAAGATATGAAGCTAACTATCATGAATTAAAAAATTCTAAAAATTATAAATTGTTAAATTCTAACATAGCTCAACAAACTCTTAAAGATGTTGACTCGATGTTTAAATCATTTTTTGCATTAATTAAATTAGCAAAACAAGGTAAATATGATTTTAAACATATACGTTTGCCAAAATATTTACCTAAAAATGGGTATTCAATTTTAGCTATCAGTCAAATCAGAATTAAAGATGATAATATTTTAACAATTCCATTTTCTAATACTTTTAAGAAAAAACATGAAACTAAAATTCATATTAAAATTCCTAAAATATTAGAAGATAAAAAAATAAAAGAAATTCAAATTATTCCTAAATTTAATGCTAGGTTCTTTGAAATTCAATATATATATGAAGTTCAAGAAAAAAATATAAATTTAAATAAAAACAATGCACTAGCTATTGATTTAGGTGTAAATAATTTATGCACTTGTGTTACTAATACAGGTAAATCTTTTATAATAGATGGAAGAAAGTTAAAATCTATTAATCAGTTTTTTAATAAGAAAAATGCAAAATTACAATCTATTAAAGATAAACAAAATATTAAAGAACAAACAAAACAACAATATTTAATTTCTAGAAAAAGAAAAAATAGAGTTGATGATTATATTAATAAAACATGTAGATATATTATTAATTATTGTTTATCTAGTAATATTGGTAATTTAGTGATTGGATATAATCAATCATTTCAAAACAAAACTAATTTAGGTAAAAAAAATAATCAAATTTTTACTCAATTACCTTTTGGGAAAATCAGAGAAAAATTAGAATATTTATGTAAAAGATATAACATTAATTATGTTTTACAAGAAGAAAGTTATACATCAAAAGCAAGTTTTTTTGATAATGATGAATTACCTATATATAACGCAGATAATCCGCAAACATATGAGTTTAGTGGTAAACGTATTAAAAGAGGATTATACCAAACTAAAAATAATTATCTTTTT